GTCTGATGGCAATAGCATCCTCAATATCAAGCTCCTTCTGCTGAATGGACATTTGTATGTTCTGCTCCAGGTAGGCCCGATCCTGATCCTCCATCTCCTTCACCACCTGAACACCGAAATTGTACATAGGGAGGTTACTGAATGAGGAGAGCACAGCCATATTCTCCTTACCAACAGCATTTGCGTAGATATTGAAGAGAACAGAGTCTGGTGGTATAATCTGTAAGCACTTAACGATATCCTCGCAAACCCTCTTGAAGAGCACCATGGAGGCATTCGTGATGTCGTAAATGGCATTATTCCCAGCTGCAATGGCTTGCTGCTGAACCCCCACGAGTGTATCACCCTTAGGGGTGGAGGCATCCATCATCTCATTAACCCCTGTGGCATCACGAATCATCCTTAAGTAATGATTATAGAGACCAATAAGCTCGTTTATGTTCCTTATAGTATTCCCTATTTCTCTCACAGGAGGGTTCTGGAATCCACCCTCTGGGTTCTTACTTCTGTAATAGAACACCCCAGTTTGCTCGTAAATATCATGAAGCTCCAGTGGCTGAAGCTCCCCACCCTTACCAAGCTGAACATTCTCCAACCCCTCAATATCAATGATCAATCCATCTGGCTTTGCCTTAGCAATAGCCTGCTGAATCTTCAAGTGCGTGAGCTGAAGCATGTCCGCAAACCCAACACATGAATCCACCATGGATTTCGGCATCATAGATCTGAGGTTGGTTGAGACCACAGAGTATGACATACGAGCCTTGGAGATATCCTGAAGGTTCTTAGGTGTGTTCTTTGCTCTACCGTAATTGAAGATGATATCACTACCCACCACGTAGCTTCCAGCATACACGGTGTTCACCTCCATCTTGTGTGGGGTTCGCTGAAAAACACTACCCTGCTTTGGCTCATAATCAAAGCCCTTCATGAAGAAGTTCGTGTTTCCAAACCTATTCTCCTTCTCCTCGAAGTAAATGCAATCCACAGATATGAACTCAAAATCAAGCACATCCAGCATGTACTCATCATACCCATACTCATTACGCTGTAATCGCCTGTTGTAACTTGATGTGTTCAGGAAGGCTGGGTCATTACCAAACTTATTCCTTACGCTAGTGGCGATATCTTTGAACTTCTCCTCATCCAGCTCATGACCAGCCAGACGCTTCAACTCAGCAATTGAGATGCGCTTAACGTGACCAGCATAGATAATATCCTTGAAGTTTGGATCCTCTGTGTAGCTGTGTATAAAGTTGAGTGGATCCACGTACTCCACCTTAATCCCTTCATTGGGGTCGTTACTGCGCTTGGTTACTGCCATGCCGATAGCAACCAAGTCATTCACGCAGCGCCGAAGGGTGGTGTCATTGAAGTCATTCCATGAGAGCGTCATGTTGGTGCCAATCTGTGCTGCAATCTCAGCATCAGTTTTGACATTAGTCCCCATGAATATTTCCATCTCCTCCTCGCTCTCTGGGAGTTGATCGGGATCAATATCAATCACCATACCAGACTTCTCCTTCAGCTTCTGTAGCTGCTCCTTCGCCTGCATCTGACGCTCAATGCGTCTCTTCTTTCTGTTCTTATCTGATGATGATAGCGGATCAACAGCCTCCAGATTTGGGTAGGGGTCCCTGGAGAGAATCTTATTCACCACCACTCGAACAAACTTAGGCAGAATAGGAACTGGGGTGTAATCCAGATTCATTAAGCTACCATCCCCATCATTCGGGTCGAGAGATCTCAGAAGCTTCTTATATATGCCCGTGTCCTGTACACCATTAGCGTAATCTCTATTCTTCTCAAATTTAGAGGCCCTCTTCCCGAATAAAGAATTAGCCTCGGTAGCTTTTCCCCACTGAGACTCTATTGCTTTAGCATACTGCAACCCGTACTCCTTGCTCTCCTTCTTGGACACATCCGCCAAGGGGTCTGGGAAAGAAGTACCTTTCTTCTTAGTATTAATATTATCCATGGAAATATTTGCAGTCTACGCGTATTTTGCAAATATAGGAAATCCGCGCTAGACCTTATATCTCCTGAAAAACCGCTTCTCAGAGAAGTCCGCAATTGGTTTTTCTTTTTTATACTTCTGTGCCGCAAGCAGTGCCAAACCAGAACTAATGGTTAAGTCAAACTTTGTTCGCTTATCAATCTTATACCCAATCCAATCCTCAAGGGTTCGGTTAAAGTACATACTCCCCATCTCACCAGTTTCTAGATTAACCCCCACATGCTCATGTATGTAAGCCTCAATCGCATGGGCATGTGATTGAATAACATCCTGAGAGTTTGATGGTATGCCCTTGGTTCTTACGTTGGAGGTGCTGGATGACTTCAAGTGTTCTGGTCTATCCATTAAGTACCCATCATAACCCCTTGATTCAAAGTACCTTGCAATCCCATACTTGTTGTTCTCTATAAGCAATGGGTAGCCATAATAGAAGGCGCACATGAGCACATCCTCATAGAATATGCTGGCTAAGTCAGGGCGTGATGCATACTCAACCACGAACATATTAGCTGGGGCATCCATACTGAACTTGTTGTACATGTGTAGTGCCCCCTTGGATCCTCTACCATCAACAGTTACATCCAGGTCATAGGAGTCAACCCCACCCACCCCAATGTGCTTATTTGGTGGTATCTTCTTACCCCTCTCCTCAGCCTTTTTATTTGCCAGATGATCTGGTGGTAGCCAGGCCACATGGAACCTACCATTTGGGTCTGGCGAGAACACCACCTCCTCATCCCTTCGCTTCCATATGAAGTTACCCCTAACAACTGGATTGGGGTAGAGGTCATCATTGCTCTCAATTTGCTGGTATATCTTCCCGATATTAAAGAGAGCCCCATCAATACTATCCCTGAAGGCCTCATCCTCCGTGAATGGGAATTGACGAATAATCTCATTAAGCTCCGATGGGTCATCCTTGAATGACTTACGCTCATTCTTCAAGTAGGTCTTACTACCCTGATCAATTGGCAAACCATCAACACCATCCAGGACTTTATCTGGGTCATCAACAACGGGGTTCCCGTACTTATCGAAGAATCCCTCCAGGGCATCATAAGCTGGTATGAATATTCTGTACAGGCCTGATCGTGTCCTGCCATTATTATTCCTCTCATTAGGGTCTGAATCGGCCCACAGGGCCCTGTACTCCTCACCCCCCTTATCCATGGGATTTACCGTACTACCAACCATAGCCTTGCCCACGATGCGCTTACCCACAATGAGGCAGGTTCTTTCAATCCTCCACGCCTCCCTTATGTCCGACGGCCTCTCCCACTTACCCGCCTCATCAAGGTATAGCATGTGTAGCTTCTCCCCATCATATGCGTTATTAGTAGTGTTCTTCCAGTTGATCACTGTGTTCAGTGCATCCCCCTTATTCGATGTCTTGTTCTTCTTTGTGATTCGTTTCGATGGCTCACGAAATGCAAGCTCCATTCTTGGATTCGTAGTACCATCCTGAATGGGCTTGAAGAAGAAGGGGTAGCCGCGAAATATCGCGACTGTTTTCTTCATGAAAATGTTCTCCTGCGCGTCCTTACCAGTCTTTGACTGAATGCCGAGAAGCTTCTCCTTAACCTGACTAGCCTCGTCAACAAGGACAGAAGAGCATATATTAGTGTAGCCAGAACGACGACACTTAGTATAAAGTTGACCGAAACAACGAGGATCAGCTTCGCACGCAGCCATGTGGAGAAAGATTTCTTTCTGGAAAGCAAGGTATGATGGATATCCGATATCAATTTTAGACCATTGTAGAAACATATAGTGTCGCCCTGTAATATACGTAGGGACCCCATTATTGTAAAACCAAACACCGTCACGCCTACGCTGAAACTCCTGTTCGATGTAAGAATGAAACTTCTTCCGAAACTCGGCAGGTTTTTCGAGCCACTCATCCATACTGCGTATGCGCTGCAATTCCTCTGGCATAGGTATGCGTTGCCACAGCTGCATTGCCTTTGGTAGGTCATGGAAGAGAATCTGCGATCGGGGTGGTTTCTTTGGAAGTACCAGGAGTAACCCGTGGAGCTCGATAATCTCTCCCTCTGTACCGTTAGGGTCGATCTTAATCCCTTTAGTTTCATAGCCTTTTACATCAATTAAATTCATTCTGTAAAAATACTTCGGCTTTTTTTATAGCTGATGCTATGACTTGATGCATATCGTAGTACTTGTATTCAGCCAGACGACCACCAAATATTACGTTCTCTTCTTTGTCAGCTAAAGACTTGTATTTTTTGTACCTGTCTGAACTCTCCTCGTCATAGCAGGGGTAGAAAGGCTCTTCTCCTCTAGTGTATTTTTTAGGGAATTCCTTGCTGACAACTGTTCTTTTTTGCCCCTTGGGGTTAAACCATTTGTGCTCAATAGACCTAGTGTAAGGGGTTTTCTCATCTGTAAAATTCATAACCGCACACCCTTGATAATTATCAGATTCAACCACCTGGGTATCCCACCTTAAGGACCTGTAGTTTAAATCTCCGTAACAATAATTAAAGTACCTGTCTATTGGACCAGTATACACTATGGTTTTGGCTAGGGCGTCATATCGATGCTTTTCTTCAAAATAATCTGAATTAAGCTGTACGGTTATTCTTTCGTGATCTAATATCCGCTCAAACATTTTAGTGTATCCGTCGGAAGGAATGCCCTGATACTTATCATTGAAATAATTGTTGTCCCACTCAAACCTAAGGGGGAGTCTTTTGATGATGCTCTTTGGAAGTTCTTTAGGATCCACACCCCATTGCTTCTTTGTGTAGCCCTTTACCAGTTTATCGTACAAGTCCTTACCTATCATTGACAAAGCCTGCTCCTCTAGGTTTGAGGGGGCACCATTAAATGACTGCTCATTTATTTTCCTTTTTGCTTCATCCTCGGTTGTAACTCCCCACATCTTGTTAAATGTCCACATGTTAAAAGGGAGGGAGTACACTTCTCCGCTGTTATTTGCAACTGGAGAAAACACAAACTGATTGAAATCAGAAAACCTATTTACCCAGCCCCAAACCTTTTCGTTGTTTGTGTGAAATATATGGGGCCCATATATATGGACATCAATACCTTCTGTTTTTTCTGAGTAGCAGTTACCCCCTATGTGCCCTCTTTTTTCTATGATCAAACAGGAATATCCTTGATCGGCTACAACCCTTCCAAAAACAGAGCCAAATAACCCAGACCCAACTATTAAAAAGTCATAAGGTTGTGACCCATTCAGACCTTGTCCCATTGTTAGCTTTGTTTTTCTTTATTCCAGCCTGCCTGTAATACTCTATAAATCTTTTTGTTCCATTACCATAAACGTCCTCAAGTCCCATTGGCGTAAATCCATCGCATATGCTGGGCATGTGCGATATGAACAAATCCTCCATTTTAACACAATCTCCCTTTGATATATTCCGTATTTGATTTATTTTTTCTTTAGCGAGGCTAAAAGAATCAGAATCATAGCTTCCCATGCTCATGCTAGGAAACCTGTTAATTTTTTTACCAGTCTCTGAAAGCTCTGAGCCGAGTATATCTTTAAAGTTGTGGTCTACTTCAACGGTGTCATGAAGAATAAACCAGTTGTTATCCGTCATATTTAGGTCTATTATAGATACGACAGAAGTGAAATCAAATGAGTTGTGAGGACACTTGTAGGCGTTTACATTAAAACCCACGTCTATTTCTTCGTACTCTCCGTCATAACCACCTATAAATACATATATATTTGATGAATTAAAACCAGATTTAATTATAGATCCAACACAGACAGGTATTGTTTTCTTATAAAAATTTAGGTTTGAAGAGATTCCAATTTTTAAATCTGAGATTTCCATTCTTCAATATCTTTTTTGATTATATCGCTTAACTCCTTAGAGTTGCTCGTAGTGGACATTTCTGTAGAAATCCTGAACGCAGCAGAGAAGCACTTATCGTGATTATTTACAATCCAGTTGTCACCAAACCATATCTTAAGTTGATCTGGAATGTCCACCCAGTTATCTTTCCTTAAGAAAATACAGCACCCCCAACCTTGCCCTATGGCACTTCCCTCTGCAACCTTAATACTATCATTATAGCTATTGTAACTCACTGGGTGTACACCCAAGCATGATGATGGGTGGTCCGACAGAACCCGTGCTGCCGCACTAAACACTTCTTCAACATCAAATGTAACGTCATCATTAAGGATGCATATGCTTTCATTCTTGGCTTCTTTTACTCCAAGATTCCAAGCTGGATTTACAAATATGTTCCCGTCCTGCTCTAGCATCCTGACCTTTTTGTTTTCAATAAAAAACCTAGAGTCTTTATCATTATCTATGATGATGATTTCGTCTACATAGTCGTTATTATAAAGCCTATGGAGCATACCGAGAACTCTGGTTGACCTCCACATGGTGGGTATTACTACGCTGAACATTTCGCTTCGAGTTCTTTGATTTTTTTCTTTAGCTCATTTGGTTTTATTGTATCTGGATTGCTCTCAAGAAGAATCTTATATGATGATATGGCTGTCTCATAAAAGCCACATTTTTCAGCAGCTATCCCGTAGTACTTAGGGAACATATCATCCCTGGTTAAGCTCATATCAAAAAGAGGCTGTGATTCGCCAAAAACTTTCCTAGCATGAAGGGTCATCTCCCCATAAGAGAATGCCATGAAATTCCTGCCCTCCTTAATGAGTATACTCATGATTGCTGCTGGTGCATCCCATCTGTAGGGCATATACTCCCAGGCCAACGAGAATGACTTAATGACCTCATCAACAGATTTGCCAAGCTCAACACTGTGTGATCCTATTCTAAAGAATGAGAGATAAACCTCATCCCTGGTTATACCATCCATGGTGGTTCTTTTCGTGTAGGCATCAATAGCCTTTTCGTGTTCACCAGCATCCCCATAACATTGTCCAAGATAGAACCAATCACGAGCGCTATCTGGGTGGTCCTTCAGGTAATCCTCAATAATTTTAGCATCATTAAGGTACTTCTCCCTTTCTGTGTCAAACCTCTTTAGTGGGGATGCATTAGCCTCCATGTGAGCGGAATCAATAATAGCCTTGCGTTCACCAGGAGTTTGCTCGGAAACCAGAGTCTCATGCATAACACCAACATACCTAAAACCACAATGACTCCTAATTATAAACTCACGCCTAAATTCAGCGGCGCCAATGCTAAACCTAGCATAGTAACAATCATAACTATCACCCAATAAGTCAAGCGAAAAACCCTTTTGCGGCTTGAAGATATCATCCGCATCCATGAACATGACATAATCCCCCTTTGTCTCTGCGATCTCCAGGGCCTCATTCCTGTTGTGAGAGAAGTCCACCCATGGTCGCTCATGAAGCTC